CCTCCACAGCCTTACCCTAGCTGGACACTGAACGAAGACACTTGTTTATGGGACTCACCTGTACCCTATCCAGAGGAAGGCGTACATGAGTGGGATGAAGACAATCAAGAGTGGGTAGAATTATCATGGACAGAGTAAAACAATTTTGGCGTAGCCGTAGTAACAGATGGCAAGTCTTTGGTGTAACCTTAGCGGCTCTACAAGTGTACGTCCTACAGCTTAACCTATCTGCTGAAACTATCATGTTAGCCAGTATCCTATTCGGAATGGGTGGAATCTTTTTCCGTTATCAAACAACACAAGCAATGTCAGACAAATAAAAGGAACTTATTATGCTGGACGAACAAAGTAAACAAACTGTAGATGTGATTGCGGCCTCAACAGGAGTTCTTTCTTTAGCCGCTTGGTTACCTCCCTTGGCTAGTTTATTTACTATTGTCTGGCTAGGTATTAGAATTTACGAAACAGATACAGTTCAACAATTATTAGGTAAGAAATAAATATGACTATTCTTTTAACTAAATCAAGAAACATTACTGGCGCTCCTCTTGCTTCTGATCTTGCAGTAGGTAACGGCTCTACTACTTTTGGTGCTGAGTTAGCAGTCAATACTGCCGATAAAAAACTGTACGTTAAAGATAGTACGAATGCTGTAGTTGAGATTGCAGGAGCATTACAGGCTTATCCTGTAGGTGCTGTTTATATCTCTGTGGACTTTACACCTCCTAGTACACTCTTTGGTGGAACTTGGGAAAGATTCGGAAAAGGTAGAACGCTTGTAAGTTTAGATAGCGAAGACACAGACTTTGACACAGCGGAAGAACTACAAGGTTCTAAGACTGTTACATTGTCCGAATCTGATTTACCTTCTCATAACCATAAAATTGCCGCAGTACATGGAAGCGGGACAACATCTACTGTTCTTTCTAGCGGCTCTCAAACTTTAGCAACTAGACAAACAAATGCAGATACAGATAATCATGATTATAGATTAGGAAGCACAACTGTAGCGCCTACTTTAGGTAAAACAAGTGATGTCGGAAGCGGTACTGCTGTAAATAACATACAGCCGTCTATTGTTGTATACATGTGGAAAAGAACTGCATAATGTCTATTCTTCCTTCTTTAATTGAACCTATTTCAAGTTTATTAGATAAGTTTGTAGAGAATAAAGATCAGAAAAACTTACTAGCTCACCGCATAGCTACAATGGCAGAAAGACACGCACATGAGCTTGCCAAGGGACAGCTTGAAGTAAACAAAGTGGAAGCCGCACATAACAATATGTTTGTCGCGGGTTGGCGGCCAGCAGTAGGCTGGATTTGTGCAACGGGCATGGCAGGTAATTTTATCTTGATTCCTATGGCTAACTTTATACTAGCCTTGGTTGAATCTGAAATAGTAATACCTTTAATTGCTCTATCTGAAATGATGCCTGTTCTTTTAGGTATGTTAGGTCTTGGAGCCATGAGAACAGTAGAGAAAGCTAAGGGCGTACAGAGAGACAAATAATGCAATTAACAAAGCAAGGATACACAATCTAATGACTTACTTACAGCTTGTACAGAGTGTACTAAGAAGGCTAAGAGAAGACGATACAATTCAGTCTGTGTCAGAAAATAGCTATTCAAGGTTAATAGGAGAGTTTGTAAATGATTCTAAAAGGATTGTAGAGGACTCTTGGGATTGGTCAGCTTTACGAACTACTTTTACTATTGACACAACAACTGATATTTTTAGGTATCAGCTTGAAGGTTCTGACATCAGTCTTAAAATTCTTGATATTATAAATGACACATCTAATTGTTTCTTAAAGCCTGTGACATCTAGTTGGATGAACAATGCTTTTCTAAACAATCCTCCAGCTAAGGGTTCTCCTGCTTATTATTCTTGGAATGGCTTTAATGATAATGGAGAGGCAATCCTTGATTTATATCCCATTCCAGATGATAACTATTTTATACGTGTCAACACTATAGATAAGAAAGAGACACTAGTTGAAGATTCAGCAATTTTACATGTGCCTTCTAATCCTGTAATACATTATGCTGTTGCTTTAGCTTCAAGAGAGCGAGGGGAAACTGGCGGTACATCATCAGCAGAACTGTTTGCCATAGCGGATCAAACACTAGGCGACATGATTGCATTTGACGTAGCTCGACACCCAGAAGAAACTGTTTGGAGACCTATATAGTGGCTCAACAACTACAGAATGTAACAATTAATGCACCTGCGTTTGGAGGTATCAACACGCAGGATTCTCCTGTGGGTCTTGACCCTAGCTATGCGTCTATTGCAACTAACTGTGTTATTGATAAACTAGGACGAGTAGGGGCTAGAAAAGGCTCAGTATTGCTGTCTTCAACTGAGAACACTACAGGGGCTTCTACAGTAGGTACAAACACTGTAAAAGTAGAGACAATCTTTGAATCTTTAGATAAAAGCGGAGATAAGATTGTTTTCTCAGCAGGTAACAATAAGATATTTAGTGGCGTTGGTACTTTAACTGACATAACTCCATCAGGTTACACTATAAATAATAACAAGTGGAAGATTGTAAACTTTAATGATCATGTTTATTTTTACCAGACAGGACATGAGCCTTTAGTTTACACTGATTCTGGAAGCCAAGGACTTGTTAAGCTGACATCAGTTACAGGTTTTGACGGCCCTAATGGTATTGTTTCGGTATTCAATGCAACAGCAACAGCTTCAGAGACGACAACACTTGTAGTTAATGACGGCACTACAACAGTTAGTATAGCATCTGCATCCTACACTAGTGTTGCTGAACAAGTCACTGCAATACAAGGTGCTTCTAATTATAGTAATTTATTATTTACTGTAGCATTAAACGATGCATCTGATGGTTTTAAATTTACTTATAAAACAACAGGTGCAGTCTCTTTTTCTCCGACTTTAACAGGATCAGGAAGCAGTCACACAGTTACTCTTCTAATTGCAGGAAGTGTTGATGCTCCTTATCAAGCCAATGAAGTATTAGCGGCTTTTGGTCGTTTATGGATAGCAGACATCACAGGCAATAAACATACTATATACTGGTCAGACCTTCTTAATGGAAATGATTGGAATGGTGGTTCTACAGGTGCTATTGACTTAACAACAGTATGGCCTTCTGGTTATGATGAAGTTGTAGCACTTGCGGCACACAATAACTTTCTTATTATTTTTGGTAGGATGTCTATTGTTGTTTATTCAGGTGCAGACAATCCTACTACAATGGTTTTACATGATACTGTCAAAGGTGTAGGTTGTGTTGCTAGAGATTCTGTACAGCACACAGGTACTGACATTGTGTTCCTGTCTGACGCAGGTGTGCGTAGCTTTGGTAGAGTCATTCAAGAAAAGTCTATGCCGATGAGAGACATAAGCAGAAACGTCAGGAATGACTTAGTACGGCAGGTCAACGAGGAAAGAATACTAGACTCTACGCTATCTTCTGTTAAGTCCTTGTATAGCCCAGAGGAAGCCTTCTATCTTTTAACTTTACCTACAGGCAACATAACGTACTGTTTTGATATGCGACAGGCGTTACCTGATGGATCACACAGAGTTACTACGTGGGCAACTCCTATTGCGTTGTGTTATACAAGAACGCAGGAAGGCTTTATATATATGGGAAGACAAGGCGGCATATACAAATACACAGGTTTTGTAGATGGCTTGTGTACTCTTGTTGGCGGTACGTATACTTATTCAGTCTCTTCTTATCCTTTATCTTATTTTAGCAATCCTTTAGATTTTGGAAACTCGTCAAACATTAAGTTTCTTAAGAAGTTTAAAATGACAATCATTGGAGATGCAGAGGCACAGTCTGTATTAAGTTGGGGATATGATTACTCAGACTCCTATTACAAACAAACTTTTAACTCTAAAAGAACTAACCCAAACATAGCTTATTATGGTGTAAGCGAATACAATGTTACAACTTCTGAATACACAGCAGGTACTCAAACTCAAGTACCTAATGTACACGGTTCAGGACATGGAAACGTAGTCACTGTTGGTTTAGAGTCTACAATTAGCGGTAGTGAATTTTCAATACAAAAAATTGATATAAACGTATTATTAGGGAGACTTTTTTAATGAGTAATTATACAAAAGCCACAGACTTTATGGCTAAAGATAATTTACCAACAGGTAGTGCAGGTAAAATAGTAAAAGGTACAGAAATAAACGATGAGTTTAACTCTATCGCTACAGCTATTGCAACTAAAGCAGACTTGTCAGGGCCAACATTCACAGGTGTAGTTACTGTTTCAACACTATCAGCAAGTAGCCTCACAGGAACACTATCAGGTACAATTAGCGGAGGGAGTTACTAATGTTAGGTGGCGGACTTACACAACAAGCAACAGGCGGTAGTGCAAGTGGTATGTTTGATGGAATGAACTTTGGTGGTTTAGGAAACGCTATTTCAGGCTACTTTGGCAACAGAGCATTATCTAAAGATATGAAAAAATTAGGTGATGATATTTTAGGTAAAGGAAAAGAAATAGGCGATGCATCAGTTGAGGCTAGTCGTTTTCAACCCTTTAGTGTCACATCTAGCTTAGGTGGTGCGGATGTTAACGAACAAGGTGGGTTTGATATGAACCTATCTGAAGAACAACAAGCTCTACAAGACCGTCTGTTTGGCATGACAGGCGGTTTCTTAGATGAGCTAGGCGGTGATCCTCTTGATCGACAAAAGGCTTTATATGAGCAAATAAGAGGCATACAAAGCCCAGAGGAAGAACGTCAACGACTTGAGCTAGAGAACCGTTTAAGAGGCCAAGGTAGGCTAGGTTTAATGACTTCTCAGTATGGTGGTAGTCCAGAGCAATTTGCACTAGAATTAGCTAAAGAACAAGCACGTAATGAAGCGGCTTATCAAGCTTATGGACAATCTCAAGCAGACAGACAACAAGCTTTTGGTTTAGCTGGTGGTCTTATGGGTCTAGGTTATAAACCACAGCAGGAGCTAAGTAGTCTAATTCAAACAGCTACTCCTATATCAGCGCAAGCACAAAGCGGTAGAGAAGCTGGTGCAGTGCTTCAATCGGAGGCAGAGTTAGCGGCTTTGCAAGCTTACTTTGAATCTCAAGGTATTGGAAACGCCATTGCAGGACAGGGTGGAGGTAAATCAGGATTGTTTAGCACTCTAGGAGGAGCCGCGGGTACTGCACTAGGAGGGCCAGTTGGTGGAGCAATAGGTAGTGCGCTTGGCGGTCTTTTCGGATAATAGGAGAATAAAATGGCTAGTAGAGATTTAGTAGGTTTGCTTACAAACACCCCCTTAAACGAACAGCCTAGAAGTTTTGGTGGTAGCTGGAAAGAAGCACTATTGCAACAATCAGCTTCAAACGCTCAAAGAATGAATAAAGGGGCTAGAGATTTAAGTTATAACTTGTTTGGGGTAGATATGCGTACTCCTCAAGAAAAAATGCAAGCAGAGTTGTCAAGTTTAGATTTAAACAACGCGGATGACATGAAGAAGCTAGTCGGCATTGTGTCTCGTGTTGATCCTTTACGTGCGGCACAAATGGCTGACAGAATTAAAGCTCAAGAATCTGCTGTGGCTCAAAAACAAGAGCTTGAAGATAAGGAAGCGGCTGATAGGATTTCTTTATCTACGTATGTACAGGAAAAATATCCTGAACTACCTCAGTTAGCGATGTTAGTACAATCAGGAGTTGCCACAGCTAAAAACTTAAAAGACTTTTTACCTGATGCTACAGGAGATGTTAATGCTCAGTTTGGAGGATCAGATAAATGGGTAGATGAAAAAGGGAATTATTTTTATGGAACACAAATAAAAGACCCAAGAACTAAAACTACTTCAACATCTCTTTCCCCTGTTGATGCTTCGGGGCCAACTGAACCTGTAGGAAATGTTACTCCTGTTGGTTCTTCTGGAGAGACTTCAGCAGAAAAACAAGCAAGAATAATTGAAACGTCAGCAGCTAAAGAGAAATCAAAAGAATTTCTAAAAAACAAAGCTCAGGCTGTTGGTGGTTTACCTGCTTTACTTGATAATAAAAAGAACATTGAGGAAGCTCAAAAAATACTTGAAACTTTACCAACAGGCGGCCCTATCAACATAGCGGCTTATGGTATAGAAGATTTCTTTGGTGTAACTAGCGGCAATAGAGCAGACTTTGAGCGTGTGTTAGCTATGGAAACTTTTAAGTCGTTAAAGCCTATCTTTGGTGGTGTTATTTCTGATCCTGAAAGAATGGCCTTATTAGAAATAGCGGCAACAGTTGGAAGAGGAAACAAAGCTAATAGTGCAATTATTAAAAGATTAATTAAAGATATGAATCAAAGAATTTCACAAGCTAAACTATATTCTGATTCAGAAGACTTTGACGAATACAATGCTTTTGTACAAGAGTTGTTAAAGGAAGATAAAGAACCCGAAAACGAAAAAGTAACGTTTGATATGTTGAAAAAAAGAGCGGGGAAATAATGAGTAAACTTTATGATGTTGATCTTCCTAACGGTGAAACTATTTATGACGTACCTGTGGGAACCAGTGAAGAAGTAGTCAAAGACTTAGCAATTTCTGGCGGCTTGGCTACTCTTGAAGACTTTGCTCCAAAACCAACTCCTACAGAAGAAGACTTGCCTTGGTATCAGGACGTAGGTGATTTCCTTAAGGGAAACATGGAAATACCTTTGGGTCTTGGAGGTAGTCTTGCAGGAGCCGCGGCAGGTATTCCTTTAGGCCCTCCAGGAATGGTAGCAGGGGGAATCATAGGCGGTTCAGTAGGGACAGGAGCAGGGTCTTTAACATCTGATGTTTTGGAAGGTAAAGAACTGGACTTTCAATCTGCTGTTAAAGAAGCTTTAATATCCGCAGGGTTTGATGTAGCAACTTTAACTTTAGGTAAGTATTTAAAAGGGCCATATCTAGCCGCCAAAGCCGCTTTAGGTTATGGGCCAAAGGAAGTAGCGGAAGAAATAATAAAGGAAGGTTTAGAGACAGGATCAGCTGAGTCTTTAAAAGCAACTCAAAAGATTTTAGAAGAAAGTGGGTCTAGTTTAACGAGGTATCAAACAGGACAAGCCTCTAGTCTTGCTGTCTTTGCTGAAAAGATAGGGGATGCAGGTCTTTTATCAGGTAAGGAAGCCACAGGTAATGTAAAGAAAGTAAATGAAGCGGCACAGTCAGCGTTGAACGACATAGCTAATGCTGTTGACTTAAGAACTGGTGCGTCTCCTTCCGATCTAGGGGGAGCAATGTTTGACATTTTATCCGCAGGTCGATCAGCACTTAGTGATTCCTATGGTGACGGTTTAGATTCTATTATGAGTCAAGTTAAAAACAGAACTGTAAACACGGCAGGAATTAAGAAACAACTAGAGTCATACTTAAAACAAAACACTATAAAAACCTCAGATGTAGTTGATGGTAAAGTGGTGACTAAAGATAAAATACTTCTTGACGATGCTACTATAGCATATATTGAAAAAGAACTAGCAGGAACTTTAGAATACGGAAATATGTCAGCACAAGCTTTAATTCGTCTTGATAAAATGATGTCAGCACAAATGCGTCAGTTTGGAACTAAAGGAACGCAAAACTATAATTCAGTGGCTGATGGAGAACTTATAGCATTACAAGGTATCTTAAAAGATTCTTTTATAAATACTTTAAAACAAGCTGACCCTAAAATGGCAAAGGAATATGCGTTACTGAAGACTTCCTATAAAGAAGGACTGTCTGGTTTGCTTCCTATGTTAAATAAAAATACAATAATGAGAGCAGAAATTGGTGATTATAAAGCTTTAGGCGCTATGTTGACTACTCAATCTAATAGTGACAAAATTCAAGGTTTTATGAAAAGCATAGATGAGGCTTATAAAGAAATAGGTAAGAGAGAAGGCTTACCTTCAGAAATAGCCTATGGTACAGCTAAGGAAGCAAAACAAGTCATTAAACAGTCTTTCCTTAGAAACTTGATTCCTGATGTATCTTCTCCTGATTTTGATATTTCACGTTACAATAGTCTAGCCGCCCAATTTAGTAAACCAGACGCAGACAAAAGATTAAAAGTTATTATGGGTGAAGACTACGCAAGGACAAAGCAGATATTTAATCTGTTTTCTGAAGCCAGTAAAAGACCAGAAGGAAACTTTGGTACTTTATTTCTAAGAGGTAAAGAGTTTCAAGCTCTTCAAGGGTTATCTTCTTCTGTTGGCGCAGGTGCAGGTGTAGCCATAACAGGTGGGGCTTTAGGTGCTATGGTAGGGGCGTTTGTAGCACCCTCTATAGTCTTAGCTACTCCTATTTTTCTATCAAAAGCTGCCTCTAATCCTAAAGCTGTGAACAAGTTACTTGCTTTTGAAAAGATGACGTTTAAATCTCCTGAAGCTATGGAAAAGTTCGCAAGCTTTATTGTCAGCGACACAATGGATGCTCTGTCTGAAGAAGAGCAAGCGGAAATGCGTAACTACTTTAGACAATAGGATAGTTAAATGGCTGATAAAGAGTATGATAGCTTTTTAAGAGACCTTCTGGGAGAGTATACTGTCAACACGCAGGAAAGATATGCACGTACTCCTGATTTTTTCCCTACTGCTGATGACGATGTAGGTTCAATTACTGCTGTTGATCCTACTTGGCGAGACTCCATAAGGAACATCCTTGCGGAGTCTTTAGGTGGAGAACGGAAAAACTATAGGCAAGCAGAAAACCTTTTATCTGTAGGTGACTTTCTACCTGCTGTTGGTGGTGGTTTGATGTCTGCCGATATTGCTGATGAATATGAGGCGGGAAACTACGGAACAGCAGGAATGTTGGCTATGTTAGGGGCTGTTCCAGTGGCAGGGCCATCTTTAGCCAGAGGAGGTAAGGGTCTCTTCTCAAGCGCAGGTAACTTAGTTAACAGAGTGGCGCAAAACGTCCCAACAGATATTGCTGAGTTTTATACTAACCCTGTAAAAGGGGGAATAAACTTTCTAAAAGAATACGGAAAGTCTGTAGCTCCTGCTGTTAGGGAAAGCATTGATCCTGCGGCTGTTGCAAAACGCAGGGTTTTAGGTATTTCTGATAGAAAGTTAGATGATTGGGCAAGTGATGTTGGACAAGACGCAGAAAAGACAGCTATCGCTATTAATAGGCAACTTGATATGTCAGAGGATGCCTTACTTGAAAAAAGCGTTGTGGGGCTTAACTATTTAGATTCAAGAATTGCTAGATCAGACGGAGCCACCCTGTCTAAGGGCATAGGTCAAGGATTTAGAACTACAGGTGAGATTCCAGAGTCTATAATTCAAAGAGCTACCAAGCATTTGACTGATGGCCCTCATATTAAAAAACAAAACTATAGATATGACTATCAAATTAAAGACCCTTCTGTAGATAAAAATGTAGGTTACGTAGAATCTATTGGTCTTTCAGGAGGAGGGGCGCAGGTAGTTAGGTCACTTCACGGAAAATCTACAGACACCTATTTAAAAGTCGTTAATAACCTCCGAAAATCTACAGGGACAAAACCCAAAGCTAAATTAGACTCTGAAGGAATGGTAGAGTTTATGCAGATAGCTTCTACTTTAAACAACAACACCTATCAACTAATGAAAAAGCTAGGTGTTAGCGGTCAGCCTAGTCAAGTTGTAAATGATTTATTAAGGGCTAGAGCAAAAACACTTAAAGGTTCTAAGCTTAAAAAAGGAGAACAAAAAGTTTTAGATTCTTTTAATAAACTATTAGACACTAAAGCTATAAAAATGGCAAGAGTAAGTGACGAAGCAGGGAACTCTGTTGGTGCTAGAAATTTAACAGACATTAAAAAACCTGAAGGTTACTTAGTTACACAGCAGTCTTATAATTCAAGACAAAAAGAACTGGGCGGTGTTAATGCTTTTGTTGTAGTTGATCCTAACAAAGAAAAGATGTATACAATGTTAAGTGACGGACATGACATCTTTGGTAAAGACCCTATTGGTGGTCATGGTTTAATCACTGTCTCTCCGCTGATTGAGTCTTCAATTAAAACAGGTGCTAAGTATAACAACAAACAAATAAAAACCAACATGACAAAAAGAAAGATTAACAAAGCACTGAAAGAAACAGAAAAAGTAACAGGTGTAAAACAACTGCCAAAAGAAACAAACGAGGCTTATACAAAAAGAGCCATGAAGTTTTCTAAACCTCAAGTTACTGAGGCTGACGTAGCTAGAGCTAATTCAGCTAAAAGAAAACTACAAGGGACAGCAGGGGCCGCAGGGTTACTAACGACAGCAGGGGTTGTTTCTGCACTAGAAGACGAAGAATAAAAGAGGGGCCACTTAAGGCCCCTTAGTTTTATAACAAGTTACAACTCTACACTATTTCACATGCACCACCCACACAGGCTAACTCTTGACTGCCTGTTGTATTATCCTCTTGTTCAAAGTTAACAAGGTCATTCCAATCAATACCCACAGGCATCTGCTGTACTAACTCCTGATACTTATCCTCGCTGATGTCTTCATAAGGAGCTTGCTGATACACATGATCACTAACTGGCAACAAACTAATCCCACTGCACAAGTCAAAGTTATTCCAAATCCACTGAGCAACTTCCAAGAACTCATCGTCTGTATAATAAACAGTGATACTTGGCTTATGTTCACACCAGTGGTTCTGGTAAGCCTTCCATAACTTAAGCTGTTCCATTGCACCCACCTGTTTGACTGTAACACTAGTCTCTGGTGACTTCACAGGGAAACTATAGACTAAGGATGCAGGGGACATAATGTCTTGCTCTACAGGGAATCCTCCTGCTGACATGAACTGTGCAAGCGGGTCTTTCGCGTCTGAACGAACTCTTCTAATGTAATGCTTAGAAAACCTAGGATGAATGCCGCTAGCGCTATCGACCAACTGAGACACAGTACCACTAGGCTTAACGCACGTAATAGCCACTGACTGGTTGATTCCCAACTTGTTTGCCCAAGCTTTATTAGTTTTGATTGCCACATCTTTTAAATCCTCCAACCACTTTGCTGACGCTGTGTCATTGCTTAAGACCTTATGATCCATAATGCCTGTCAAGCTTAAACCAAGCAAAGCCTCTTCCTCTGTGTTTCTCTGCCACAACTTACGTAGATACCTGAAGTCAGTCAGAGTAGCCTGTAGTGTCCCTATAATAGCCGCCAGTTCTACTTTTTCCTTGAGGGTAGCTTTGGTATCGTTAGCACGTACAACCACCTCAGACAGATTACAGAACTGATTACTGCGTAATATGATCTCACTGCAAGGGTTAGTCCCAAAGTCCTGCTCTGCGTCTCTACGTCCATTCCTAGCGGCTATCTTCTGTGCCGCAACTCTACTAAAGATACCACGCTCACCTGCCTTAGACTCGTACATATTCTGCATCTCAGACAGGAAGGACTCAAAGTCAGGCTTCTCTGTGTACGCTACGCTGTTGTTAGCTAGTCTACGGTGTCCTTCACTACGCCACCAATCACCCATCTTAGCCTTAGCCATACGAGGATCGGATAGGTTAGACAGGCTAATCAAAGCAGACCTACGTACACCACCCACCACTACAATGTCAGCTATCTTACAGCAGATGTCGTGACACTCAATGGATGTCAGCTTGCGTCCTGTAGCCTTGGTGAACACCTCTATACAGAAGTTAAACAAATCTACCAAAGGCTCAGGGCCGCTTGCTCTACCACCGAATGTCTTAAGCCTTGCTCCTGCAGGTCTCACTTTGCTTACATCCCACTGAGGTACTTTACCTGCGTACAACATAGCTATCAACTCACGGAATGCAGATGCCCAACCAATCTTACTGTCGGAAACAACAATCACACTGTCAGTTTTATGGAAGGACTCAGCAACCATTGGTAGCTTGTTGATGAAGTTACGCTCAACACTAAAGCCTACACCAGTGCCACACATAAGGACATACATCAACTCATCAAAGCTACGAGGTGAGTCTATGTGTAAGTAGCTACAGTTAAACCCTGCTACATTGTCTTTGTCTAAGGCTTCCCCTGCTGTCATCATACATCGCATTGAGGGCATTACTTTTAAGCTGTGTATTCCGTTGTACAGTCGTTTGGCTGTCTTCTTGTCAAGCTGTCCACGGTTAACCCAGAAGTCCACATAACGCTGTACTGTCTCCTCCCAAGTCTCTCTACGTTTCTCTTCAGGCATCCAACGTGCGTAGCGAGACTTATGTATAAACTGCTGATATTGATCCATTAACTATTCTCCTTGGAAACCATAATGGTTAGTTTGTTTAAGTACCACTTAGCTTTATTTAAGTCCTCTACCTGCTTGCCCTTATAGTCGTACCTCCAAAGGTACTTCATACAGTTGCCCTTGAGGTATCCTTTGAATGCTACTGAAGACATGGACTCCTCTATAGCTTCAATACACTCAATGTTGCCAGTGTTATAATGCTTTGGCTTATTAACTAAATCCTCAAGTTCTTCATCAGCCATGTCTACATAAGCTTTCATAGCCTTGTCTATCTTGGGTACTTTTTCTATAGCAGGATGTTCCTTAGCTACCCTATCCCAATCAGCAGGAGTTGCGTCATTAAGTCTCATCTTCAGTATCCTCTGTAAATTTATCTCTATTAATAATTAAGCGATCTTCAAAAGCTTCCAAAATATCTTCGGGGGTTATGTCTAACACTTCACACAACAGAACAACATCGTACTCCCTTATTACTTCTTCCTTTAATTCCTCAAGTGTTAGTGACATTTTTATTCCTCACATACTTCAGTAACTCTTTGCTTGTCTTTACAGTGAAATGAGAGAAGCCTTCCTTATCACACCACTGCCCCATAGTTAATTTACTGCCCTTCCTTACTTTCTTGTTAGGGTCTGACAACACAAATACTAACTCCCAATCTCCGATAGAATCTCTTATGGATGTGTATTTCTGTGTGTCCCCTACTCTAAAGTAACCCTTAGCCTCAATCAGTATCTTCTTGTCTTCATGTACAAAGTCTGGAAGATAGTTCTTACGTATAATGTAAGGTAGCTTGTAAGGCTCATACTTAAACTCTTTATTAAGAACATCGTAAAGAGCAGACTCAAGTCCCGATCTAAAAACCTTCTTCATCTAGTATGATCTCCTGTACGTTAGGTTCCTTAACTACTTTACAAAGAAACTTAGGAGCGTAGGAATAATTGAATACTCTTAAGTCTGGGTAGCAATGTTTTTTGAACTGACAGTAAGAGCAACCAACGGAGAGTTTTAAGTTTCCTGACTTGCCATCGGGCAAAGGCTCGTAGCAAAGTAACTCTGGTTCTGGATGCTCTACTAGCTTTTTTACATGGCGTACTCTCTCTGCTATATCCTGAGACAGCGCATCGTAAACTCTAGCATTCTTATCATCCAAGTCGTACTTGAGGTAGGTCAGGTGTCCGTTGGCTTTGTCCATAGCTAACCACCCGAACTTTCTGTCTCCTTCTGAGTGAGCGTAGGCTTTGATCTGATCAATATAACCAAAGGGATCGTCAAAGGCAAGCGATCCATCCTTGAACTTCTTAAACCCATAACTGCTTGCTGACTTGACATCAGTAACAACACCGTCAATCTTGCAGTCCATGTGACCCACGATTCCTTCAACTTTACATACCTTTTGTTCGTCAGTTACACTATGTCCTGCCATGCGAGTAAGGAATAACAACATCTCCTCAATCAAGTGACCGTACATAAACTTCACATAAGTGTGCGGTAGAATGTCTTCGCCCTCAGTACCGTTGACATGATTCCATAGGTACTTATCGGTGCGCCCAATGTTAGACAGGCGTAGCTTACGGTTATCCTTACGCTTCTCCCTGCCAAACTCTGTACGCATAAGAGCCTTAACACCCTCACCAAACTTATCTATCTCTGCCTCAACATCTACCGATGGATCAGCGTCCTTGCTGATCATTAAATCATAGATGTCTTGCACCAAGTTATCCGTTGTCTTGTTGTTGTTCATTTAAAACCCCTTTGGCTTCCTGTGGTGTACATTTGAACCACTCGTTATTCCTTTCAAACAACTGCTCTAACTTTGAGTGGGCTGTAGATTCAGCCTTACGTCTATCATCAGTATCATAACTATAGTATAACACATAATCTCTGAAAGGGGAAGAGGTTTGATAATTTTTTAACCTGTCTTCCGCGTCTATAGCCATCCCTACTTTTACCCAACCGTCCCAAGCTTTGTTAGTAATTATGTAAACAGCACCTTCTTTAACAGTATTGTACTGAAGATGTACATACTCGCCCAAAACACGAGCTTTTCTTTTTAATCTGTTTTGTCTGCTTTTGATATTATCGCAAGTTTTACAGATGTAATTATTTTTCTTAACATTCCCCTCCCCCCACACATCTTCTGTTAATTTAATTGAACAGCGGTTGCAGTGTTTATTAGTGGGTGTCCGCCCAACTATTTCCAACTTTAAACTCCCCTGCGAGGGGGCAGTTGAGCTTGTAGTAGATTCCTGCGGCTTCGACACAACTGGTTGCAAGTCCTCCGAAAACCTCTGATTTCTCTTCTCTAACCTCTGTCTGGATTTCATCGTGTATGTT